TAGGTTTTTTAAAAAAATGAAAAGTTTAATTATTAAAATTAAAAATTGATTTAAAGGAATAAATTTTTTTATAAAAATAATACTTATAATGGGACGGAGACCACTAATTTTAACGGATGAAGAAAAAGAAGTCAGAAGACTTATAAGAATTGAAGCACAGAGAGTTTATCGTGAAAATAATAAAGATAAATTAAAAGAATATATGGCGACTTATTATAAGGATAATATTAGGCGGTCAGATGTATCTTTGGATAATGTTTCTATTTCGGTTAATAACAGACCTTAATGTTATTTTTACTTGCTTGTCTAATGTATAGGGGGTTATATCTTCATCTAATTCGTCCCGATATGCTGTATATGTATCATAAATTACATCCTTGTCCTCTTGTCTTAAATTTTTTAAATCATATAAACTCAATAATTGTTTGATGTCATTTTCATAACTATCAATAATATACATTATGTGGTCAAATTCATCATCTTCTTCAGTATCATAATATTTTGTGTGTATTGTTTCAACTCTTTTATTAATATTTACAGGTTTTGTTTTTATTGAAACTCTTTTATTAATAACTGGTTTTGGTTCTTCTTCTTCTTGTTGTTGTTGTTCTTCTTGTTCGTCTTGTTCTTCTTGTATTGGTTCTTCTTGTATTGGTTCTTCTTGTATTGGTTCTTCTTGTATTGGTTCTTGTTTTGGTGGTTCTTGTTTTGGTGGTTCTTGTTTTGGTGGTTCTTGTTTTGGTGGTTCTTGTTTTGGTGTTGTTGTATTGTGTATATATGATTTCAAGTCTGCTAGACTTAGGTCTGTAAGTTTATTAATATCATAAGGGATATTATTTTTTTTATGATAAGAAATAATTTCGGTTATATGTTGTGCCCTTTTCATTTAGATTTTAAAATATAAATATATATATTTATATATATTTATTCTTATTATTATTCTTATTATTATTTTTAATATTATTCTAAAGGTTCAGTCAATAAAATAAGATTTTCTTTCTTCTTTCTTGTGCCTCTTGTTTTGCCTTCCTCTTTTGCTGCTTCCCGTTTTGCTGATATACATTGAAGTGAGATGTCTCTTTGAATTTTTAGAGTTCGGAGTGCTCTATTCATAATTTCTAACTCTGCCTCATTAAAATTATAAGTATAAACACCATTTTCAACCTTAATTGGTCTTAATTCAATCATTATTTTAATAATTAAAATTTATTTCTTTAAGTCAATTTTTATTTTTAATAAATATAAGTTTAATAAGACTGTTTATCGTCATAATTGTCAAAACGACCCTTTTTTCTAAAACAAATTTTAATATTTGCACTTTGATTTTCCCCAATATAAATGGGATAAATATTGCCTTTGACATCCTTCCAATTAAACTCTAAATCAAATGTAGAGAGTTCGTGTGCTGACACCATATCATACCACCTAATATTACCTTGATTATAAAATTGTATATCTAAATTATTATTTAATAAACCGACAAAATTAAAATCGGTTAAAATTGCTTTTAATAATGGAGTCGCCCCACTTCCAATTGCTCTCATTTCCGGTGTGACTGGTACTGAATTACAAGAAATAACAATCTGTGTCAAAACTTCCCAATTGTCAATTGTTGAGACATCACCAACCATTTTTAAATATACGATACTATTAAATGTTTCTTGATTATTTAAAGTTTCATAGACTCTAAATATAAAATACCCATTATAAGTTGGATTATTATCTTTATAATATAAAGCACTTATGCTTTTAAAATACTCATAAAGGGGAGGGTTCATTCCTATATAACCAAGTGATAAAATTTCATCAAAAAATAATTTAGGTGCTAATAGTGTAATTATACCACTTCCAGCATCAAATAACATTTGAGGCGGGTCAATTAAAATACTTACTAATGATGATAAAACACCAGCTGCTACTTTATAAGCATTATTAACCATCAAAATAAAGTCTGACACATTATAAATAGGTTTTAAAATAGCATAGGGTCCCAAATTTGTGTTATAACTTCCTAAGTCGTATTGTAAAAAGGCTGTTGCTTTAGTATTATTATAAAATAAAGACACCTCCCACAAAGGATTATAGAAAAAAGATGGGATAAAAGTTGATGGCACTTGAAATCTTACAATACCGAGTTCCCATTCATTACATTTCTTTAAATAAGGGACTGCTCGAGTTGAACTAAAAATCGCTTCTTGTAAATTTGATGTATCTGTTGACCCGTTAATAGTTATATCTAAATAGCGATGGTCTATTGTTTCGTGAGAAATATTATTTTGAACCAACATTTAATTTATATTATAATATTTTAATTATTTAAATATAAATATTTTAAATATAAATATTTTATATTTAAAATGAGAAGTGTTGCCACTACTTTTATTAATGATGAAAATAAACCGTTTAAGGTTGATAAAACCCCCAAAGAAGTTATAGCTGACCGCATTATGAAAGAAAAAGAAAAAACAAGACCGTCTAATTATCCGCTGCCCGTTGGTTATTTGTCCGCTCGTTCGACAGAGGGCTCTTTTCTTTTAAGAGATATGAATGTCAAATTGGGGCATCAAATATTTAAAGACTATTTAAAAGTATATAGACTATAATTAAAATATGGCTGCCCAAAGAATTAGAATGTGTATTTCATAGGTACTAAGCATTGTTTTACTCCTTTAAGAATACGAGAGATTATAAAAATTGATAATGAGTTTATTATTATCGACCCATTAATGTATACTTGCTCTGATTGTTATTATAGAATTTTTTTATTATTCAGACTATAGTCCATCAATATAAACTCTTACAAAATAATCGGGTGAATATTCATCCCCATTTTTAAAAAGATTATTAAATCGTTCATTATTTAAAGATTTTAATGTTAATCTTGCTACACAATATGCTCCACAAGTATTAATATTTGATTTATCTTGTTGAATAGGATAAGTATTATTTATTACTTTTTGAAATGCTGTTAAATTTAATAAATCATTATTAACAAGTGGGAGACCTCTTCCTTTCCTATACTTATTAATATCTTTATTTAATTCATCGAGTTTATTTCCCAAACTATCATAGAAACAAAGATGCCCTTTTGGACTTCTATACATTACAACCCAGTGTCCACTTTTGTCTTCGTATTCATACAATATAATCGCTTGTTTATAATATCCCAATAAATCATCAATACTTCTATAATTTTTTACTGTTGAATAAGGCACCAAATTACATTTATTATTCATCATTTCTAACATCTGTTTCCCATTTAATTTTTCTTTAATTTGTATTCGTAATTTATTTAACACTTCTGCCTCCTCTTTATCTTCATTAATTTGATGATTTCTTTCAGTATTATCCATTTTATAATTGATAATATTTCTTTTAAAACTTTTCATTTTTTTGAAAAAGTTATATTATATATATAAATAGGTTTTATTTTTTTTTGAAAAGTTTTTATAGGTCATTAATCATATTTGAATTATTAGTATAAAAAATATATGAATTATTCACCTTATTTTTCTATATAATTGGTTCATACCTTGACTATGTTGATATTTATTCATTATGTCTACTGACTTTTGTTCGTTTTCTTTAATAGTTGGTGTATTTCTTAAATCGTGAGAAATCATAATATGCCTTAACATACTTGATGAAATTGGTTTATTAATATATTTTTTAAACATAGACATCAAATAATGACTTAAATATTGACTTGTCATCGGGTCATCATTTAAGGTGACCAAGTAGTCCCCAGTTGTATTATGATTTAACCATAATTTAATTATTTTTGCGGTTTCTGTGTCAATTTTAACTCTTCTTTGTCCGAGTGTTTTAACATTTTTAAAAACATTAAAAATAAATTCACTTGGACTTCCATATTCATTAAGTAAAATATAATTATGTTTTTTGGTAATGTCAGACTCTTCTTCAGCAACTTTCATATCACTATAGGCATTACGGGCGGGAGATATAATATATGACCTTATTATTACTAAATCCATTAAAGTCCTCATTTCGTTTTCGTCAAGGACTTTTTTATTCTTAAAATTATTTACTTGTTTTAATAAATCATTAGATAATTTAACAATAACATCGTATTCAACCCATAACTCTTTTTGACTTGGTGTTAGTTCTTGTTTATCTTGTTCTTTCTTATATTCATCGTTAAAACTTTTTAATTTATTTGTATATATATCCATGATAGTTTTATCCATTTTTTTATTTGCTCTGCCTAATACTAAAATTGTCGTGATTAAATTTTTTTTAGTTGTCATTTTGTTTATTTCATCTATTTTACCTAATAAATAGTCTGTATCGTTTAATTTAGTTAAATTATCATCGGTGGTATTTAATAATTGTTTAATCTTTTTATAATTAACTAAATATTGTTTAATACTGCTATCTGTTATATTAGGTCTGTCAGCTCTTATTAATTCAGCGATTTTACTCATAATAATTCTTTATATATAAAATATTTATATCTTTATTAGGATTATATTAATTATATTTATTTGTTATTACCTTTAACGAAGGCGGTGGCGGCGACCAGAACCACTCGCAAATTGTGCTACCTTATCAACACCCGTAATAAAAGGAGCTGCTTCGGGGAATGCTACTTTAAGACCTTGACCGATTGGTCCAGACAAAATTTTATGCCCTACACCTCCGAGTTTCTTAAAGAAGTTTTTAAGATTGGTGAAGAATTGCCCACCACCATTATAATCACTATAATCCATAGACATCTGTTGGGGTTGCTTTTTAGCATTAAGAACGTCAGAGGGAGTGAAATTACCAAGTAAAGCGCGAGCTGAGTTTTCTGTAATAGAGCAAGTTCCTTCTAATAAAAACATCATATAAAATGTGTATTGTCTTTTAGGGAGAGCCGCATTAGTTTCACAGATATCCCGCCAAGTGCTAGTGACTTGAATTTGGGCTTGACTAACACATCCTGGAGCCTCACTATCTAACAGACCAATTTGAGTGCCAAATTCAACACAATAAACGGAGCCCACATAGTCCTTCCACTGAGTGTAACTTCTTTTTAATCCATTCATAACACACATGTCATATAATTGCTGTTTTGTTGCCGTTGCTAATAATGAGGTCTGATTTGCCCACTGGACATTAATATTGTCTAATGCTGGGTAAGTGTCAGTTGTCACCCAAGGTTGTTTTCCAAAAGTGTCTGGTGATGTTGATTTTTGTCCTTGGGCTTTTGAAGGGTCGACCGCACACCATAAAAACATCTTACGGGGGATTTGACTTAATTTAATACTGTCGCTTGTTTGAGTAATAACACCGCCAACAAAAGGGGGTAAGTCCTTTTTAAACACAAGGGGCTTGCTATAATTTAGAACTTGAATAGGGGGGATGGGTTGAGTAATATCGGGTGAAATATAAGTCACTAATAAATTAGGGGTTTTTGTAAAAATAACAGCAACGTTAGTAACAACAGCAGCGGCATCAAAGGCGGTTCCTTTTGGACCTCTGTAAGGAGTAGTGCACCAAATATAACCAAGGTCACTCTTAAATCTTAAATTAATTGTCATCTGATTAATATTTACAAAACCCTGCTCTAATTTAGAAGAAAAACCACTACTAAAAGGAGACAAGAACAAAGGCTCTGTGATTTCATATTCAATATCCCAAATTTTAAGAGTTCCCGCTCGCTGACTTGATGATGTAAAAACAAAAGAAGCACGAGTATCAATAACACTATTATTACCCCAAGCGGCAAGAGGATTTTTAGCACTCCCCCCCTTCGCTCCACCCGCTAACCAGTCCTCATAATTCTGGTAATTGTCATTCATCACCGGTGATGTGCTATTATATGAAGTCTGGGCATCGTAATAAACACCATAATTTAACATAGGATGTAGAATTTCCGAGGTATTGTCACTAATGCTCTCTCCGTTTATTTGAATGGTTGTCGTATCAATAATAGAACTCATAGGGAACTGCCTTAATCCGTTAAATCCTAATCCCTTTGTCTCTTCAAATGGGTCCTGCTCATCACCAACAGTTGTTAAAGACACTTTTATATTATATCTAACCATAACACGGCGGTCTAGGATGGTGGTTGTGCTTGGTGGATTGATTGTGAAATTTACATTTTGCGGGGAACCATCATAAGACCCATCGGCATTAATTACATTTTGACTCACGAGGCGACCTCCTTGTAAAATAATGTGATTGCGAATCATATCTTCGCTTACATCGGCACGCGGATCAATAACTTTAATTGCCTCCATTTTAATATATTTATTATTTTAAATAATATATTTTTATAATACTATTTTAAAATAATAATATTAATATTTAAAATAATAAGATGTCATTTACTTTTAACAAAAAAACAAATGGAGTTAAAAATAGATTAATAGCCACTATACAAAAAAAAGGGGATGAAACTGATGTTTATTTAAATATTGACCCTAAAACCATCAAGACTGGTCTTATAACAAGTATTGTAGGTAATGGGGATAAAATCATCCCTATTATTGACAAAACACTAAGGTCTGTTATTTATGTTGCTGGAGCATCTGGTAGCGGTAAATCTTATTTCGTTGCTAAATGGATATATAATGCTTTACAATTTTATAAAGGTGAAGAAGTATTTTTATTTAGTCCAATTAAAAATGACCCAAGTTTTGAAAACATTAAATATACTGCTATTGAACTTAATCAAGATATAAAAGAAATGTCTGTAGAGGATTTTAAAGATTCATTTATAATTTTCGATGATTGTGATACTATAAGAGACAAAAATGTGGCATCATTAGTTAGTGCTTTAAGGGATGAGTTATTAGAAACTGGGAGACATACTTCAACAAAAATGGTCATTACTTCCCATTTAATTAGTAATTTTAAAGAAACAAGAAGAATCTTAAATGAAGCAACAGCGATTGTTATATATCCTAATTCGAGCGGTACTTATAGTATTAAACAATATCTAAAAACATAT